CTTCGCCACCAACAACGGGATCAGCCTGACGGAAGCCCGGAAGCTGTTGACCACTGGACAGCTTGAAGAATTCCGCTGGACGGTGGATCAGTATATCAAGATCGGACAGCAAAACAATCTTTCCGCCGAATGGCTGAAGAAGTTGGAAAACGCTTCCGCCAAATTCCACGTTTCCCGGCTGGAAGCCATTCAGACACAGATTCAACAGCAGATTGAATTTCTGTATGGGAACCAGCTTGACGGGCTGGATTCTTTGTTGAAGCAGATTGCTGGTAATGGGTACACCCAAACGGCGTTTTCCATTCAAAAGGGCATTGGCCTTGGATGGGATATAACCGCCCTGAACCAAAAGAAACTTGAAACCTTACTTTCAAAACCGTGGACAACGGACGGAAGAACTTTCAGTGACCGCATTTGGATCAAGAAAGCGGAACTGATTGGAAATGTTCAAAAAGAACTGACACAGGGGCTTTTGCGTGGCGATAGTCCACAGAAGATCACAGGCGCAATTCAAAAGCGGTTCAATGTTTCCCGCTATCAGGCGGGGCGGCTGGTGCATACGGAAACCAGCTACTTCAACGCTATTTCCGCCAAGCAAGCCTATCAGGATTTGGGGGTTGAAAAGGTTGAAATTCTGGAAACGCTGGATTCTCACACTTGCGAGATTTGCCAACCCCTTGATGGCGTGGTGATCCCGCTGGCCCAATTTGAACCCGGCGTGACTGTCCCCCCGTTCCACCCGAATTGCCGGGGAACCACTTGCCCCTATTTTGATGATATGGACGGTGAAAGAGCCGCCCGGAACGCTGATGGGGAAGTTTACTATGTCCCTGCCAACATGACCTATACCCAATGGAAGAAGGCTTTCGTGGATGGCGTGAAGGACGCTTTGCCGGTTGCCACGGCGGGAGAGGTATTGAAACGGATTCGGGATTATGAAAGTGAGTTTGGCAAGAAATTTGGCAAAGAACACTATGATGAAATCCGGGATCGGGTGGATGCCTGTGAAAATCCGAACCTTCAGAAAGTGTGGAACGCTTATGAAGGCAAGATCAAGGTTGCTGATCCACACTGCAACGGCCGTGCATACTGTTCCGGGAACAACATCTATGTTGGTATCAGCAAAGATGCTAAAGCAAGGAAATATTTTTCCCCGTATTCTACAACCTTCCATGAAAGCGGCCACGCCATTGACGGACTTGCGGCCCAGTTTGGAAGCCCGAATGGGCAATGGCATTTTTCTTCCACCTATAAAAATGGGCTTTTTCCCAAGACTATCAAAGAGGAAGTTGATGATTGGGTAAAATCCATTCTTTCTGATATGAAGGCCCATAAGAGCGATTTTCAGTATTGGGTGGATAAGGGGTGGATCACACAAGGCTGGGCGGATTATTATGCTTCTCAAGCCAACTTCAAACCTCTAAAATCTATGGCGTTCCAAGCTGTGAAGCAAGAAATTCAAGAGTTGGAGCCATTGCAGACATGTGATATTTCTGATATATTGGAAGGTGCCACCCGTGGAAAAATCCAATGTGGCGTTGGACACGGGGGCGGTTCCTACTGGACAAAGCGAACTTGGAATGGCGTTGATTGGGGCCTTGGAACGGAAGCCTTTGCGGAAATGACTTCTGCAACCATGACTTGCCCGGAAAGTTTGGAAACGATCAAGAAATATTTGCCCAAATCCTATGCACTGTATGAAGAAATGATTGAAGCGATTGCCGGTCAAATTTAAGGGAGTGTTTTCCATGCCTGAGCTGATTAAACAATACGCTGAAAAATTCAATGAGAATTTCCCGTTGTTCGCCCTGATGGGGCTAGATGATGAAGAAATTGAAGCTATCCTTCAGGACTGTTTGGATAAGGGAACCCCTTACCAGCCACCTGATCTGGAAGAAAAATCCCTATATTGATGATCTGACTACCCCGGCCTTCTGGCCGGTGGTGGTTTTTTCATACCATTTTGCCTGTTGGAACCGCGTGGGCAGTAAAGAAAATGGTTCAAAATTGTGGTTCTTTGCCCACGGTAAAAAAGGATTATCGAAAGGATGAACACACATGACGAAAGAAAAGCTGATGGAATGGGGCCTGACTGAAGAACAGGCAAACAAGGTTATGGAAGGACTGAACGGTTCTTTTGTGACCAAAGCCCGGTTCAATGAGGTAAACACCGAATTGACCAAGGCCAAGACAACGATCACGGAACGGGATGGGCAGTTGGAAGCCCTGAAGAAATCCGGGGCTGATGCCACCGCCCTTCAGGAACAGATCACACAGCTTCAGGCCGACAACAAGAAAAAGGACGCTGACCACGCCGCAGAGTTGAAGGCCCTGAAGATCAGCAACGCTGTTGAACTGGCCCTGACCGGCGCAAAGGCCAAAAATACCGTGGCTGTGAAGGCGCTGTTGGCTGACGTTATCGCAAAGGCTGAATTGGCGGAGGATGGAACTGTCAAGGGCCTTGATGATGAAGTGAAGAAGCTGGTGGAAGGCAAAGACACAGCTTTTCTTTTCGATAAGGCCACGGAAAAGAAGTTCAAGGGGGCCAAATCCGCCGAAAAGGGTGATGGCGGCGGTGATGGTTCCATGACCCTTGAAAAGTTCCGGGGCCTTTCTCCCGCTGAACGCTATGATTTCTCCGTCAACCATCCTGACGAATACAAAAATCTTTATGGAGGTAATGAGTGATGCCTAATGTTGTGTATAATAACTTTTTCCTGTCCAACGAGATTGAAGATCAGTACAATTCCTATCTTGGTCTTCAGCAGTTTTGCACCGTGGACAACAACCTGACCGGCACCGCTGGCATGACCCGCAAAATCCACATTTACAAGGCCACCGATGGCACTGAAAAGCTGAAGATGGGCGAGGGCAACACCAAGACCATCACCGCTGGTTACACCGAGAAGGAATACAAGATCCTTCTGGCACAGAACCGGTTTGCGTACTTCGACGAGGAAGCCATGACCGATCCTATGGTTGTGACTACCGGCACCCGCCATGCGGGAACCGATCTGTTCAACACGCAGAACGCCGATATTTACGCCGCTTTCAATGATGCCACCCTGACCCTTGTGACCACCGCCCTTGGCTTTGATGCCTTTGTGGATGCGGCGGCCATGCTGAATCTGGAAAACCTTGAAGGCGTAACCATCTTTGGCTTTGTCAACCCCGGCGATATGGCAAAGTTGCGGAAGGCCCTGAAGGATGATCTGAAGTATGTGGAAGCCTTCGCCAAACAGGGCTATGTTGGCACCGTGGGCGGTATCAACATCTACACCAAGAAGGATGCCTTGACCGGCAAGGTGGTTCTTGCCACCAAGGAAGCTGTGACCCTGTTCAACAAGAAGGGTACTGAAGTGGAGCAGGAGCGGGAAGGCAATATCCGCAAGAACACCGTGTATTCCCGTAAGTATTACATTGCGGCCATGACCGATGAAACCAAGGCCGTTATGGTTGTTACGGGTTCCGCCGTTGTTACCGCTGATACCACTGTGACCGCTGGCAAGACCTATTACGCCGCTTCCGGTGTGGGGTATGTCAAGGTTACTCCCGCCGAGGGGGACAACCCCAAAACCAACGGCTGGTTCGAGATCACAGCGGCGTAAGGAAGGCGGTGAACCCCGTTGCGTGAAGATGTTGTGAATATGCTTGCGGCCTTTGGCGTGACGGGGGCCGCTGATGATCCGCTGTTGGATATTCTCTTGGAGAATGTTCAACAGCGGATTTGCAATAAAACCAATCAATCTGTGATCCCGGAAGGATTGAAGGGTGTGGCCGTTTATATGGCCGTGGGCGAATACCTGAACATGAAGAAGGCTGTGGGACAGCTTACAGGGTTTGATCTGGATGCGGCAATCAAGCAAATTCAGGAAGGCGATACCAACACTGTGTTTGCGCTTGGAGAAGGGAGCCTGACACCGGAACAGCGGTTGAATGTGCTGATTGATTATCTGATCAATGGCCGTTCTGATGAACTGTACCGGTTCAGGAAAATGGTGTGGTAAGCGCACAGCGCAAAGCCCTTGAACGGCTTTGGAAAGACCGTTGCACCGTCTATCACCGGATCAAGGTGAAAGACCCTGATACCAAACTGACTGACTTTGAAGAAAAGCCGCTTCTTCAAAATCAGCCCTGTAAACTGTCTTTTGAAACATTAAGTTCAAGCAATGGTGATCCCGTTGCGACCGGGGCGCAGTCTGTGAAGCTGTTCCTGCCCCCTGATGTGGAAATCCCCGCTGGTTGCAAAATCGTGGTAACACGGTTCAATGACCTTGAACGGCAGTTCACCTATTCCAAGAGCGGTGAAGCCGGGGTTTTCACGAACCATCAAGAAATCATGCTGGAACCTTGGAAGGGGTATGCCTAATGTCCCGGTGGGGTAAATGCGATTTCAAACAACTTGAACAGTTGAACAAACGCCTTGAACAACTTTCTTCCGTGGATTTTGACGCTTTTTGCCATCAAGCCGCCAATGAGATTGCCGCAAGGCTTTTGGCAAAGGTAAAGAAACGGACACCTGTTGGCGTGGCCCCCAAGTTTGATGAACCTTTGACCACCAAGGTTCGTGGTGAAGATTATGTGACCCAAACCACGAACAAAAATGGTGAAAAGGTGTTTCGCAAGCGAAAAGGCAAGAGTTATACCATGCTGACCCGATCCGGGGCCATTCAGGAAAAGTATTGGTCAGGTTATACGGGCGGCACCCTTCGGGATGCTTGGACGATCCTTCCCATTGAAAAACACGGGGATGAATACCTTGTTACCGTTGTGAACAACACGGAATACGCGTCCTATGTGGAATACGGCCACCGGCAAAGGCCGGGGCGCTATGTCCCCGCCTTGGGCAAGAGGCTGAAGGCAAGTTGGGTGAAGGGGCGGTTCATGCTGACAATTTCCACCCAAGAACTTGAAGCCCAAGCCCCGGCGCTACTGCAACAGAAATTGTATTTGTTTTTGAAGGAAGTGTTCTAATGCTGAATGAGATTATCAAAGGAATTTCAATGGCACTGAACACCGCCTTTGGAGATGAATATGAAATCTTTCAGAACGATGTGGAACAGGGGTTGGAGGAACCCGGCTTTTTCATTCAAGTGTTGAAGCCTGAACTTTCCCCGCTGTTGGGGCGGCGTTCCATGAAACGGAACCCGTTTGATGTGATGTACTTCCCCAAGGCTACCGGCAATAATGCGGAAATGATCACCGTTGCGGAAACGCTGATGGAGTGCTTGACACAAATCAGCCTTCCCAACGGTGATCTTTTGCATGGAACAAGTATGAACTATGAAATTGTGGATGATGTTCTTCATTTCATGGTGAATTTCAATTTGCCGCTGATCCGCCCCTATGAAGAAACCTATATGGAAACTTTGGAAACCGATGT